GCCTGGCCTTCGCCGACTGGCTGCCGCGCAACGGCGAGAGCCGCGCGCTCGGTTTCGCCCTGCGCTGGCTCCGCCAGCAGTATCCGCAGCTTAAGTGGGTGGTTTCTTTCGCCGACGCCACGCAATGCGGAGACGGCACGATCTATCGGGCGAGCGGTTTTGTCTTGACGGCCATCAAGCCGAACACGTCCATTTGGGCCGCGCCGGCCGGGCAAATTTTTACGGACGTCGGTTTAAGAACCGGCAAGCGGCAGCGCGCCGCAGCCGGGGCCATCGTTTCCAAGACGACCGTCACCAAGGGCCGGACGATTTCCAAGGCCACGCTCACGCCCGGCGCACATATCAAGGCGACCGGTGGGGCCTCGATGAAACCCTTTATCGCTGCCGGCTTTGTCCCGCTTCCAGGCTTTCAACTTCGCTATCTCTACTTTCTGGACCCCACGGCCCGCGACCGGCTGACCGTCCCGATCCTGCCGTTCAGCGAGATCGAGCGACGGGGCGCGAGCATGTATAAAGGCCAACCGAAAACGAGCGCCGGAAGCATCGCGAGCGATGCGCCTACCGACCAGGTAGGAGAGGGCGGTTCAACCCCGACCCCGGCGCTCCAATCTTTCCAACCGAAGGAGGCCCGCCCATGAATCGAGCATCCGCCGCCCGCAAGACCGGCAACTCCGGCCGGCTGATCTACGAGCCTGCCGGCGCCGCGCGCGAGTACGCCCCGCTCGCCCTGAACCTCTACGCCGGCTGCCCGCACCGGTGCCTCTACTGCTACGTCCCCGGCTGCCTGCGCTGCTCGGCCGAGGAGTTCGCCGCGCGGGCGGGGAAGCTCCGCTCCGGCTTCACGACGGCCTATGCCCCTAGCCTCGGCCGCCTCAAAAACGAAGCCGCCGCGCTCGCCGCTACGCCATCCCCGGCGGAGATTCTGCTCTCGTTCACCAGCGATCCCTACCAAGCGGCGGAACAGAAGGTCCGCATCACGCACCGCGCGCTGGAGATTTTCGCCGAGAATCGCCTTTACGCGACGATCCTCACGAAGCACCCCGCCCTCGCCTGGGGTTTGGACTGGAAGCTCCTGCTCGCCGGCCGCTTCCGCCTGGCGACCTCCGTCACCGGCCTCGGCGACGCCTGGCGCGACCGCTGGGAGCCGGGCTGCGACGAGACCGGCGAGATGCGCCTGGCCGCGCTCGCCGCCGCGCGGAAGGAGGGCCTCGCTACCTGGGTCAGCCTCGAGCCGGTCATCGACCCGGCCGAGGCCCTGGCCGTCCTGGAGCGGATCGGCGAGCTCGGCGCCGCCCCGCACGTCAAGATCGGCAAGCTGAACCATCACGACGAGTGGGTGCAGGGCGTGGACTGGCGCGCCTTCGTCGCCGCCGCCGGCGCGCTCTGCGCGAAGCACGGGCTGGACGTCTACTGGAAAGAGTCCCTGCGGCCGTTCGTTTCGTAGGGGCACGATATATCGTGCCCCTACGGTGGGTGCAGCATGTCGAAGGCGAAGAAAAAAGACCCTCACCCTGCCCTCTCCCAGGGGGCGAGGGTGAAGCGCGGCCGGCCCCGCCGGCAGCCGGGTCCGCCCGCCCCGTTGCCGGCCCCCGCCCCGAACCCCGTCGACCGGGCGAAGCTGATCCGGCACGTCGACCTCTTGAACCGGGTCAAGCACGGTCAGGCGCTGAAGCCCCGCGAGATCGCCGAGCTCTCCGAGCTCGAGGCCGCGCGCGGGCGCGCCGCCGGCGACCCGGCCCGCGGCCCGCTGGTCCAGGGCGACCCGCTGCTCGTCTCGACGCAGGCGCAGCTCGCCGCGGTCTACGGCGTGGCGCTGCGCACCGTCGAGAGCTGGATCGCCGAGGGCGACTGCCCGAGCGCCGGCCGCGCGCCCTACGACCTGGTCCTCTTCGGCCCCTGGGTGCGGCGCAAGCGCGGGCTCGACCCGGAAGGCAGCGCGGCGGCGCAGAAGGACCAGGAGGAGGCGCGGTTCCGGGCGGTCAAGCGCCGCCGGGCGGAGGCCGAGCTGGCCGAATATCTCGGCGAGCTGATCTCCGTCGCCGAGGTCCACGCCGCTTGGGACGCGGTCTTCGGCCAGTTCCGGCTCTTCCTCGACGGCCTGGCCGCGCGCTGCAAGCACGGCTGCGGTGCGACGTTCGCGGACGAGGTCAAGGCGGCGCTGCCGAAGATCGGGGAGCTGGCGAAGCGCCTCCTGCCGCGCGCGGCGCCGGCGACGGCCGCGCTCGCGCCGGAGATCACGGCCGAAGACCTGGAGCAGCAGCCATGACCCGCGCCGGCTACGCCCTGATCGACCGCGCGCTCGCGGCGCTCTCGCCGCGCGCCATCCGGTCGCTGCGCCAGTTCGCGGAAGAGGAGCTGGTCCTGCCGACCGGCGTCCGCGAGCGGATGCCCTTCGCCTGCGACTACGCGCCCTTCACCGGCCTGGTCCTGGACGAGATCGACTCCGGCCGCTGGCGCCGCTTCTTCTGCGCCGCGGCGCAGGGGTCGGGGAAGACGCTCCTCTTCTTCATCGCGCCGCTGCTCTATCATCTCTTCGAGCTGCGGGAGTCGGTTCTGATCGGCCTGCCGACGATTGATCTGGCGCTCGGGATCTGGCAGGAGCGCCTGCTGCCGGCCATCGAGGCGACGCGGTTCAAGGACCTGCTGCCGATCCAAGGCCAGGGCTCGCGCGGCGGGCGGTTCACGGCCGCCCACTTCCGCCACGGCCCCTGGCTGCGCTTCATGTCCGCCAGCGGCGCGGACCAGCAACGCATCAGCTACGCCTGCCGGGTCGTTCAGGCGACGGAGATCGGGCAGATGGAAACGCCCGGGGAGGCCTCGCAGGAAGCCTCTCCGCTGCACTCATTCGAGGCCCGCAGCTCCTCCTTCGGCGAGCTCGCCCGCTTCTACGGCGAGGGCATCATCTACAGCAAGCGCTCGGTCATCTGGCACGAGGCGATGATCGCCGGGAGCGGCGCGGAGATCCGCGTCCGCTGCCCTCACTGCCTGGCCTTCGTCGAGCTCAAGCGCGAGAACCTGAAAGGCGTGGATGAGGCGCAGAACGAGATCGAGGCGCGCGAGAAGGTCCGCCTCGCCTGCCCGGACTGCGGGGTCCTGTGGGACGAGGCCGACCGGCTGGCCGCGCTCGCCGAGCCGCGCCTGGTCCACCGCGGCCAGACGGTGGACAATTCCGGCCGGGTCCAGGGACCTCTCCCGCCGACGCTGACGCTCGGCGTCCACTGGACGAAGCTCCATACTCCGCTGACGACGCTGGCCGAGATCGGGGCCAGAGAATACGCGGCGCGGACGAGCGACAAGGAAGCCGACAATCAGGCCCTCTGCCAGTTCGTCTGGGCCAACCCCTACGAGCCGGAGCTGACGGCCAACGCCGGCCTGACCGCGAACGCGATCCGGGAGCGGACCTGCGGCATTCCGCGGGGCCTCGTCCCCGCCGGCACGGCCGCGCTCACGGTCGGGATCGACACGGGTAAGGATCACTGTTACTGGGCCGCCGTCGCCTGGATGGACGGTTTGCAAGGAACGATCATCGACTACGGCGTGCGGAACGTCCACCCGGACCAGAACCCTAAGCTCTCGCTCCTGCTCTGCCTGCGGGAGGCGCGCGACCTGATCTGGGCCAAGGGCTGGGAAGTTCCGCCCCTCTCCGCGCCGGAGGCCGCGGCGGGCGGCGCGGGGCCGGCGGACCTGCCGCTCCGCCGGCCGGACCTGGTCCTGATCGACCAGGGCTACGAGCAGAGCGTGATTTTCCAGTTCATCGCTGAGACGCAGGTTCCGCGGCTCCTGAGCTGCAAGGGCTTCGGCTCGAAGCGCGACCAGGGACGCTGGTCGCCGCCGGCCCACTCGGCCACCTGCGCCCGCGGCCCGAACGGCGAATGGTATCTGAGCCGCAAGCCCGGCGAGCCGAACTGGAGCGGCTTCCACGACGATTACTATAAGCGCACCTTGCACCAGATGCTCCTCGTCCCGCCGCAGACCTCCGGCTCGCTCGTCCTCTGCGAGGCCGAGACGAAGATGGAGCACCACTCCTACGCCAAGCAACTGGTCGCCGAGATCGAGGAGCAGGTCGTCACGCCGACCGGCCTGATCACCCGCTGGCGGGAAGGGAACAAGGGGAGCAACCACTGGCTCGACGCGACGAAGATGTGCATCCTGGCCGCCGAGATGCTCGGGCTGCGGATTACCCCGCGGGCGTCGGGCGAGCGCCCGCTGCCGCGTTTCCGCGGCGGGCCGCGGAGCAACCGCCGCCCCTGGGCCGAGCGCGTGCGCCAGGGCCGAGAGAATCTGCAGACCGGGAGGCGTCCATGAGCGGACCCGGCATCCTCTGTCCGGCCTGCGGGTGCAATGATACGCAGGTCGTAAACACGCGGCCCTCCTCCGGCCGCATCTGGCGTCGCCGCGCCTGCCGTTATTGCGGCCGGACCTGGTCTACGGTCGAGCGGCTGCGCGTCGAAGACCCGCCGCCGGCGCCGCTCGCGCCGCTCCCGATCCTGCTCGAGCTGCCGCCGGAACCGGAACCTGAGCCGATCCCGGAACCGGTCCCGGTCGCGTCGCCAGCCTCGCCAGCCTCGCCCAAAAAGCGCGCCCACGTCAAAAAAAGTGCTACTAATAGCACTCCAAAAGAAAAATAGCGCCTTTTGGCCTGAATTTTATTGACTAATGCGTCACACGGGGGGAGGCTTCAGGCAGAAGCTCGACGGCGCGGCGGGGCCTGGCAGCCTTGCGCGCGCACCCTTAACGCGGCCCGGTTGGAGACGGTCCAGCCCGGTCGCGTTATTTTTTTGGGGTCGAAGATGGCGACTGCCGCCGAGATCGTCGTCCTGATCGACGCCGCGATCGTGACCTGCCTCGCCGACGGCGTCGCCTCGCTCAGCATCGGCGGCCGGATGCTCACCTACTCCAGCCTGGAAGACCTGCGCAAGCTCCGCCAGACCTATGCCATCCTGGCCGCCGCCGCCGCCCGCGTCGCGGCCGGCGCTCCCGGCTTCCGGCTCCTCACCATCGAACCCGTGAGGCCCACGTGAGCCAGCAGAAGCGCAAGCCGTCGAAGGAGGTCCGCGAGCTGCGCGCCGAGCTGGCGCAGACGCGCCGCGCCTCCGTGCTGATGCGGCGCAGCATGGAAGCCGCGACGACGATCCGGCTGAACCGCGCCCATTGGGGGTCGGTCGGCTCGGGCGGCCCGGCCGACGCCTTGTTCCTGCCGGACCTCGCGATCACCCGCTCGCGCTGCATCTGGGAAACGCTGAACGCGGCCTACGCGGCCGGCATCCAGCGGAGCCACGCCGAGGACTGCATCGGCCCGACGGGACCGGGGCTGCAGATCCAGGTCGCGCTCGACCCGCAGGCGACGGAGCGCGAGAAGACCGTCGCCGCGAAGTTCACCCACCGCCTCGAGCGCGCCTGGCGGCGCTGGGCCGCGAACCCCGACCTCCGCCGGCAGGCCTCGCTCGTGGATCTGATGCAGCAGGCCGACGGCCTCCTGACCTCCTCCGGCGAGTACTTCTTCCAGAAGGTGACCGACCGCACTTTCTCCGGGCCCGTCAAGCAGCGGCTTCTCCCCATTCACCCGGCGCGCATCGCGACGCCGCCGAGCGAGATCTCGAACCCGGACGTCCGCAACGGCATCATCGTGGACGCGAACGGGACGCCGCTCTTCTTCTATATCGCCAAGGCGCAGCCGGGCGTCCTCTCGGGCCTCGCCTGGTCCGTGACCGACTTCGAGAAGGTCCCGGCCACCGACATGCTTCACGGCTACCAGGAACTCCTCCCCGGCCAGACGCGCGGCTGGCCGCGCCTGGCCCCGACGCTCGGCCTGGGCGCGCTGCACCGCGACTTTATGAACGCGACGCTCGAGGCCGCGGCCACGGCGGCTCGGATCTCAGCCATCCTTGAAAACACCAATCCAAACGCCGACCCCGGCGCGGTCGCCGACGGCGAAAACCCGGTCGTCGAAATGGAGTCCGGGCAGTTGCTCGAGCTCGACCCGTTCCTCAAGGCCGTGCAGATGCACCCGGAGCATCCTCCGACGACGCTTGAAATGTTCCACAAGATCCTGCTGGCCCAGATGGGCCGGCCGTTCGGGATGCCGTACTTCAAGGTCGCGCTCGACAGCTCGGGCTTCAATTACTCCTCGGTCCGCATGGACAACCAAAGCTACTGGAAGGGCATCGCCTGCGACCAGGTGCGCTTCGCGCGCCAGATGCTCGCCGGCCTGCTCGCCGACCTGCTGCGCGAGCTCGCGCTGGCCGAGGACCTGGCGGAGCCGGAGGAGTGGTCGGCCGTCTGGCAGTGGCCGCGCCCGGAGCACGTGGACCCGCTCAAGGAAGCCTCGGCCGCCGAGACGCGCAAGCGCATCCGCACGACGACCGACGCTGACGAGATCGGCCCGGACTGGGAGGAGGTCTACACGCAGCAGGCGCGCGAGATGTCCTCCCGCCTCGCCGCCTTCAGGGCCGCCGGGCTGCCGATCGAGATCCTGCTGGCCGAGATCGCCGCCTCCGGCGAGTCCGGGAAGGCGCTCGCCGCCGCGCTGTTGGCGCTCGACGAGAAGGAAAACGAGCCCGACGGAACGCCGCCCGCCGCGCCGGCCAAGCCGACGAACGGAACCCAGCCCCGAAGGAGAGCTGTCAATGCCAGCTAAAGCCGATCCGCCGCGCGATCCTTCCGGCCTCGTCCTCCGCGCCTTCCGCGTCACGCCGCCGACGGTCGACGAAAAGACCCGCTCGGTCGAGGCGGTCTTCGCCACCGAGACGCCGGCCTCGGTCACGGACTGGCGGCGGAACTTCCAGGGCGACGAGATTCTGCGGATGGACGGCCTCGCCGCCGCTATGCCGAGCCATCTCCCGATGCTGGATTCGCACGACCGCTCCACGGTGAACTCGATCCGCGGCTCGGCGCGCGAGTTCCACGTCGCCGGAGAAAAGTTCATGGGCCGCGCCTTCTTCGCCACGACCGCGGAGAGCGAAGGGGCATGGCAGAACGTGAAAGCGGGGCACCTGACCGACTTCTCGCTCGGCTACCGCGTGCAGAACGCGGTGGTGATCGAGCCGGGACGCTCCGCGACCGTGAAAGGACGCAGCTACACCGCGAGCGCCAAAAATGCGCTCCGGATCGTGACGGAATGGGAGCCGGCCGAGGTCTCGCTGGTCGCCATTGGGGCGGACCCGGCCTCGACGGCTCGTGGCGAGGGGTTGTCCCCCTCAGCAGAGGAGTCCGACATGGACCAGACGAAGCAGCCAGGGGACGCGCCCCCCGCCCCGGAGAAGGATGGCGCGAGGGCCGACCCGGCGGTGACGCCGGCGCCGGGCGAGCCGGAGGTGACGCGCGCCGCGCTGGACGCGCCGCCCGCCGCTCGCCCGCCGGCGGAGGACCAGGAGCTTTCCGCCGCCGAGCGGAAGGCCGGGATGAAGGCCGAGCGCCGGCGGCAGCAGGAGATCCGCGACCTGGGCGAGCGCAGCCAGGCCCCGGCGGAGCTCATCACGCGCGCCGTGGACGAGGGGCGGGACCTCGCCGAGGCCCGGAATCTCTTCTACGACGAGCTGCTGGCGCGCCGGGCGCCGTCCGTCGGCTCGGCCCGGATCGAGGTCCGGGACGGCGACCAGCGGCGCGAGCTGCTGGCCGACGGCCTGCTCCTCCGCGCCGCGCCGCACCTGCTCAAGGACGCGAAGCCGGAGCACCTGGCCGCGGTCCGGGCGCAGGGACGCATCTCGCTCCTCGACCTCTGCCGCCGCTGCTGCGAGATGGAGGGTATCCCCGTCCGCGGCGGCGAAAGCGAGCTGATCCAGCGCGCCATGTCAACGCTCAGCCTGCCGATCATCACCGCCGCGCTGGTGAATAAGCAGGCGCTGGTGCAGATCGCCGAGGAGCCGGCGACCTCGACCCAGGTCGCGTCGATCGAGAGCGACATCCCTGACTTCAAGGAGAACACGCGCGTCCGCACCGGGGCGGCCTCGGCCCTCGCGGAGGTCAACGAGTCCGGCGAGGTCCAGACCGGCGAGTTCGGCGAGTGGTACGGCACCTTCAAGCTGAAGACCTACGCCCGCCTCTTCGCCCTGACCCGCAAGATGATCATCAATGACGACCTCGGCCTGCTCCTGCGCATGGTCTCCGAGTACATCGCCTCCGCCATCCGCACGCGCGAGGACGCGTTCTACACGATGCTCCTCGCCAACGGGAACCTGAAGGACGGGCTGGCCCTTTTCGGCACCGGGGCCGGCAGCCACGCCAACATCTCGACCGGCGTCTTCGGCGAGGCGGGCATCGGCGCGGCGGAGCTCCTGCTCCGCAAGATGAAGGACGGCGACAAGCCGCTCAACATCCGTCCGGCGATCCTGCTGGTTCCGCCGGAGCACGCCCTCGCGGCGCGCAAGCTCCTGGCCTCGGTCACCGTCCGGGCGGCGACGGCGGGCGGGGCGGCCGAGTTCGATCCGAACGTCTTCGGCGGGCTCCGGCTTGTCATCGAGCCGCGGCTCTCCGACTCCGGCTTCACCGGCTACTCGGCGGTGAAGTACTACCTGCTCCCGGCGCCGGCCGCCGTGCCCTCGCTCACCCTCGGCTTCCTGCGCGGGCAGGTCAACCCGGTCATCGAGGAGGTCCCGCTCAACCCGACGCTCCTCGGCCAGCAGTGGCGCGTGCTCTACGACTTCGCCGTCGGGGCCGTGGACTACAAGCTCGTCCGGTCGACGGGCGCCTAGTCCGCCCGCGGTCCGGGGGCCGCTCCGCCCGGCCCCCGGGGGAACCGGTCGGCGGCGTGACCGACAGATCGTAGGGGCGCGATTTATCGCGCCCAGGCAGAGAACCGAAACCAGCAAGCCCTGGATGGGGCAGGAGGACAGCGATGGTTTACGCGAGATACCGCCGGCCGGGGGAGGTCGTCTCCTTCACCGCCGGCGAGGCCTACACGGCCGGCGACGTGCTCCCGATGCTCGGCGGCCAGCGGATCGGCGTCGTCGTCGCCGACGTGGCCTCCGGCGCCGCGGGCGAGGCCCGGCTCGCCGGCGTCCAC